CCGCTTGCCACGGACCCTTTGTACAAAAGTACATTTTGATTGGCTTAATTCAAATTAAATTTGAAGCAAGATATACCAATCAAGGCACCGGTTGAAATAGACTTAAAATCAACCACTACGCGAGATACTCGAAAGAGTATCCCTTATCTGGAGAATCAGGTTTTACCTGGATTCTACATCTGGATCCCAACCTTACGTTTAAAATGAACGTCGCACACATGAATTAGTGCACTCACAATTATATTTATCTGTGAAGATATTCATAAGTTGTAGGTTGGCCAAAAGATAAATCTTCTTACATTCCGAAAAGTCCCTTAATGAGGTTATCGAAACTTTCGATAACTTCAATTGCAAAATTGGGACTTGATGGAAATGACGGAAGATCAAATTCTTTTGGTTCGAGAAGCTTTCCAAGGTCTCTCTCGAAGTCGTCCCTATCAAAATGATTTACTTTGTAGTTCTTAACTACCTTCAAAAGGTAATCAGGTTTTACATTCAAATCGATGATAGGAGTGAGGAATTCCAAAGCTACTTTCGTAGCATTTGGAGTTCCTCTAACGGCTTCAATAAAAGATCTTCGGAAAGCTTCATATCCAAATTCCTTATTAGAATTAAGAAAATTTTCAAGGAAAATCCTATCCACTTCGGATTGGATTTCCTTTCTCACCATACCATCATTAAAAGGTATATTTAATACTTTTAAAAATGATAAAGATGGTAAATCTTCAATATTCTGACAAAGGAATAAGTCTCTCATATGAGAATTATACGAAATACGTTTCCTTATCCTACTCAGCTCAGGAATACCAATGAAATCTTCATGGTATTCTTCAAGTTGAACGGGTTTGTTAAACTGTTCGTCTAATTTCTCAATTTGAGACTGATGTAATACATCGTTTGAAAGATATGGAATGGATATGCATCCTTTCTCGGGCTTGATCTTATTTAAAAGATCATGTAAGTAGATTAAGACATTCGTACGTTTAGTACGAGTATCTTTTTCTTCTATCTTACCCCAATTAAGAGCTAATCCACCATGACTGACTGGAACATCAATATCTCTAACTGTGCGAGAAAGCTTAGATCTATTTATAGATTTAAACAAACTCTTCACAACTTGAGGTGATGTCTCAGACATCATGATTTCCAAATCTCTCAAACATTCTCCAAGAATTTCAGAACGTCGATCTAAAACCCTTTGTTTACCTGAATCGAGTACAGTTCCCCTAAAAATTAATTGGGAATTTACTGTACCGAAATCAGAATGAATATAATTCTTTCCTAAAGAAAGAGATAAGCCAAATTGACTTACTTTCTCTTTCCATAAAGGATAAGAATCACGTTCAGCTCGCATCAAGATATCATCTCCATTAATTAAATATTTATGGGGAGAAACTCCTGCTGCACGAGCTGTGCAATCATTCAGTAAACACAAAAGGGGAAATGAAAGTAATGAACCCATTAATTGGCCAGATCTTTGAAGTACAGGTGTCAAACCTGAACTTTTCGGATAAACCAATAGATGTGGTGAAATCTCTTTCATTGCCCACCTTTTGGTGGGTTCATGATCAATAGACTCTAAAATACCTTCCATTAAAGCTTTTGAAGCTTCAATGGGAATTGAATCTGTCGCCGCGGTATAATCACCAGAAATCCAAACATCGTTGGGATTCGAATTTTCGAAAATCCTTTCAATGGCGGTTTCTAAATTATTAGTACCGTGGGTTAAACAGAATTGCTGTTCTGTACCTAAAGCTTGCCACATGGCACGCTGTAAAGGTTTTAAACAGAAACAATCAGCAACTCCTGCCGT